AGAAATACAGGGATAAAAGTTTAGACGAGATTGTGAAGATGCACCAAGAGGCTGAAAAGCTAATTGGAAAGCAAGCACAGGAAGTAGGCGAGGTCAGAAAGTTAGCCGATGAACTTATCAAACAGAACCTTGGTTCACGACAGCAACAGACTAGACAGGAAGAGCCTGAAGTAGATTTCTTTGAGAATCCACAGAAGGCAGTTCAAAGGACAGTTGATAGTCACCCTGACATCATAGCGGCACGACAAGCGACGCTAGAAATGAAAAGGGCGCAAATTCAGCAAAGGTTAGCGCAAGAACATCCCGACTTTGGCGAAATAGCTAAAGATCAGGATTTTGCAAATTGGGTGAAGTCTAGCCCTGTTCGCATTAAGATTTTTGAGCAAGCCGATTCTGGATATGATTTCGACTCAGCCAATGAATTGCTATCTACCTACAAGCAACTTCGTGGCGTTAAGAGTAAGCAAATGAGCGATGCGGGAGAAGCATCACGAAAGCAAACTCTTAAAGCTGTTGGAGTTGATACAGGTGGTTCTGGTGAATCATCAAAGAAAGTTTATCGAAGGGCTGACCTTATTCGGCTGAAAATGCAAGACCCTAACCGCTATGAAGCGTTATCTGATGAAATCATGGTAGCGTATCAAGAAGGTCGGGTCAGGTAAAATTTAACTATTTGGAGATTTAATTATGGCTAATACAGCATTCGCACCTAACAATGCAACCACAGTAACCACAGCAGCTAACTTCATTCCTGAAATTTGGAGTGATGAAATTGTTGCTAGTTACAAGAAGAACCTTGTTCTAGCGAACTTGGTTATGAAGATGAACTTCAAGGGCAAGAAGGGTGACGTAGTTCACATTCCAGCCCCTGGTCGTGGCAACGCTTCTTTGAAGGGCAAAACTGATGCAGTTACCCTGATCGTTGATACTGCTTCTGAAGTTCAAGTGTCTATTAACAAGCACTATGAATATAGCCGTTTGATCGAAGATATTGTCGAAGCACAAGCATTGAACTCAATGCGTAACTTCTACACTTCTGACGCTGGTTATGCTTTGGCAAAACAAGTCGATAGCGATTTGATCCAATTGGGTCGTTCAGCTAATGGCGGTACTGCTGGTAGCGCACGTTACACAGGTGGTTTTGTTGGTGGCGATGGTACAACAACCTTCGACTACACAGCTAACACCAACACTGGTAACGCTTCTGCTCTGACTGATTCGGCTATTCGTCGTACTATTCAGCGTTTGGATGACAACGACACTCCTATGGATGGTCGCTTCTTTATCATTCCTCCTTCAAGCCGTAACACATTGATGGGCCTTGCCCGTTACACTGAGCAGGCTTTTGTGGGTGATGGCAACGCTATCCGCAATGGTGAAATCGGCAACCTTTATGGTATCCCCGTGTTCACTTCTAGCAACGCTGACTCTGCATCTGCAACAGCCGATTTCCCAACAAGTGGTTCTGCGATTGCTCGTGTCTGCTTGATGGGTCACAAGGACTCTATGGTTCTTGTTGAGCAAGTTGGTATCCGTTCACAAGTTCAGTACAAACAAGAGTACCTTGCTACTCTGTTTACTTCTGACACTTTGTATGGTGTTGCCGCTTTGAAGAGCGCTGCTACTGTTGGTGCAGCTACTTCTTCTTCCATGTTTGCCTTGGTTGTTCCTTCTTAATCGATACAACCTTTCCCCTCACCTTCGGGTGGGGGGTTTTTTACATTAAGGAGATTTATTATGGCAGCAGCAACAGCAGTCGTTTCCCGCAGGGGCAATGACCAGTTCCGTGGTTTGTTTACAGACACTTGGGACGTTTCATGCACTCTTAATAGCGGATCAGTAGCTACTACTGCAACCGCTACAGATACAGTTACAGTTCCAGGCGTTGCTTTGGGTGACATAGTTATTGGTATGTCTGTTGGCGTTTCTGAGGCAGGTTTGGTTCGTAGAGCCTATGTTTCAGCCGCTAATACAGTTACTATCGTGACTTATAACCCTACAGCAGGTTCTGTAGACTTGGCATCAACTACATTGACCTTAATTATTGGTCGTGCAGTTTAATAAAAGGGGGTTAATTCCCCCCTTTTTTTGGAGTTTTTATGGCTACTTTTCGTTGTTTACAATCGGGTAACACAGTAACTTTCACCTATCAACATGATATTGATAGCATGAAAGGTCATCAAGGATACGTTCTTGTTGAGGAAACTCCAAAGAAAGTAGAAGACAAACCTAAAGTTGGAAGACCAAAAAAAGAGGTTGAAAATGTCGGAAATTGATCCACGAGAATTCGGCAAGTTGGAGGCTCAAGTTGAGGCTCTTCAAACAGAAGTTCACGCACTTCGCCAAGATATTAAAACGCTTTTAGAAATGGCAAACAAGTCTAAAGGTGGCTTTTTCGTTGGAATGGCTATCGCCTCTGTTGTTGGCGGTATCATTTCTTTCATTGCAACCAAGCTAGTTCGATAGGAAAAACCATGTACGGAAAAACTAAAACTTCTAGCCCTAAAGCGGCTAAAAAGGATACCAAAAAAGGTATGCCATTGGCAATTATGATTGCTGTTGGTAAGCCAAGAGCTATGCCTACCCGTGGTGGTCGTACTGCTACTAACATGATGAAAAAATCTGGACGAGGTAAATAATGTCTTCTTTAACTTCTCCCGTTACCCTTCTTAACGCTGTTACTGCTTCTGGTGCATCTAAAGCAGTTCAAGCCGACGCTGGTCAACCTGCATTCCTTCAAGTTGCAGGTATTACAACTGCTACTGTTGCTTTGCAAGGCAGTTTGGATGGAACAACTTACGCAACGATTGGTACAGCATTGACTGCTGATGGCATTGTTACTATTGCAAACGCTCCTAAGTATTTGCGAGCCAACTGCACTGCTTATACGTCTGGAACAATCACCGCAAAGGTCTTGTACTGATATGAAGACCAAAGCCCAAAAGAAGATCAGCAAGGTGATGACTGAGTTTGGCAAGGGTAAGTTGACTACCAATAAAAAAGTTGTCACTAACCCAAAACAGGCCATTGCTATTGCTTTGTCCGAGGCGGGGAAGGCCAAGAAGAAATGAAGTCTAAGGTCAATCAAGCAAAGGTTTACACCAAACCTACAATGCGTAAAGCCTTGTTTGAGAAGATCAAGGCGGGTAGCTCAGGAGGTGATCCTGGTGAGTGGTCTGCCCGTAAAGCCCAACTGTTAGCTAAAGAATACAAAGCCAAGGGTGGCGGTTACAAATCTTAACTGGAGAAAATTATGCGTATTATTGAAATCAAAGCTGCTAAAACCTTTAAGCCTTGCGCTGGTTGCCCAACACCTAGCAAGTGCAAATCTATGGGTAAATGCGCTAAAAAGATGAAATGAAAGCCCCTCAAAAGAGTTTAAAAGATTGGGGCGAGCAGAAATGGCGCACTAAGTCTGGTAAACCTTCGTCTGAAACGGGTGAGAGGTATTTGCCAGAGGCGGCTATTAAGTCTTTGTCTTCTAAAGAGTATGCAGCAACCACTAAGGCCAAGCGTGAAGGCACAAAGGCTGGTAAACAGTTTGTTGCCCAACCTAAAGCAATAGCAAAGAAAACAGCAAAGTTTAGATGAGGTAGATATGAAGAGTCCTGCTTGGCAAACAAAAGAAGGAAAAAACCCCAAAGGGGGCTTGAATGCTAAAGGCAGAGCATCGTATAATGCAGAAACTGGTGGGAATTTAAAACCACCCGTCAAATCGGGAGACAACCCTCGTAGGGCATCCTTTCTAGCACGAATGGGCGGCAATTCTGGCCCTGAGATGAAAGATGGAAAGCCTACCCGACTTTTACTTTCTCTTAGAGCTTGGGGCGCAACGTCCAAGGAAGACGCTAAAGCAAAGGCTAAAGCGATCTCTAAGAGGAATAATAAATGAGGCCAGAATCAGTCGGAGTTAACCCAACAGCCAATGCGCTGACAACTGTTTATACAGTTCCTACGGGTTATTACGCCAAGTTTACTGTGATGTACATTCACAATACTGGCGGCTCGACTAAGCACATTACTGTCCAATGGTATGACGCAAGTTCTGCATCTACCTTGGATATTCTTACGGCTTTAGACTTTAGTACAAAAGAATATCTACAGTTTGATGGCAATGCCTATATTGTGTTTGAAGAGGGCGACAAACTCCAAATCACAACCCAATCGGGTAGCACATTTAGTTTTATTGCAACATTTGAGGTTCAGGGAGCGCAACGAACATGACCTACTTAGAACTTGTTAACGATGTGTTGATTCGCTTGCGTGAAAGCACAGTCTCTACTGTTGGCGAAACAACCTATTCTTCTTTGATTGGCAAGTTTGTCAATGATGCCAAGCGTCAAATTGAAGATTCCTATAACTGGAATGTGCTGTCTCAAACAATTACAGTTACAACTACTGCTGCCACAAGCTCTTATGCTTTGACAGGTGCGGGTCAAAAGTTTCGTATCAATGACGCTATTAACACTACCAGTGTTATTACTTTAGATAACACAACTACTGCGGATATGAACCGCAAGCTCAACTTTGGCACACCTTCACAGTCTATTCCTAGCGAGTTCTGCTTTAACGGGGTAGATGGTAGTGGAGACACAAAGATTGACTTGTTTCCTGTTCCTGATGGTGTTTATACACTGAAGTTTGATTTAACCATTCCACAGGCTAATCTGTCTGCTGATGGCACATCTGTCAAGGTCTTGGACTATTTGGTTACTCAAAGTGCCTATGCCCGTGGTTTGATTGAGCGTGGTGAAGATGGTGGAACTACTTCTTCTGAGGCTTATGCCTTGTTTAGAGGGATGCTCTCTGACGCTATTGCATTGGAGTCCACTCGTTATCCTGAAGACAACTTTGTGGCGGTCTAATGTCTAAGCCTCTACAAAGTTACAGTCTCTCAGCACCAGGCTTCTATGGCCTGAATACTGAAGATTCTCCCCTTGATTTAGGGGCTGGCTTTGCCTTGGTTGCGACTAACTGCATCTTGGATCAGTATGGTCGTATTGGTGCTAGAAAGGGCTACACAAGAGTTAACTCTTCCTCTGGTAATCTAGGTGCTAATGATGTGGGTGTTATCCATGAATTAGTGCAAAACGATGGCACTTTGACCATTTTGTTTGCGGGAAACAACAAGCTATTTAAACTTGGCACTGCTAATGCGGTGACTGAGT